AAATACATTCATTGTATGAGTAATGTATATGGGCATACCATAACTATTTTCAAAAGCAACAGCTAATTCTTCTCCACCTGCCTTTGTAGCAGAATATGGATTTGTAGAATTATATCTATCTCTTTCTTTATAATTTACACCGTTAGGTGCAGGACCAAATACTTCATCTGTAGAGAAGTAAATAAATCTTTCTAAATTCTTTTGTTTACGACCAAAGTTTAAAATGTTACAAGTTGCTACTACGTTATCTAAAACAAAACACATAGGATCTTCTATTGATCTATCTACGTGTGATGAAGCGGCCATATGTACTATATAATCAAACTGACCTAAATCAGCAGTTAACATTTCATTAACTTCAGCTCTTAAATCGTGGTAAACTATTCTTAATCTTTTTTGTGTTTCTTTATCAAACTCGGTCATCATATCAGCAATACGATTTAAATTACCAGAATAATCTAATCTATCTAATGATACAATTTCCCAATCTGTGTTTTGTAATAAATGCCTGATTGTATGATGTGCTATAAAACCAGCACCACCTGTTAATAATATTCTTTTCATACTAATTTCTCCGTTTCAATCCACTTTTTGCCTATCACTTCAGGTGAGTGGTTATTTTTAATATATTCTTGTCCAAGTTTTATCTTTTCTAAAACTTGTTCTTTATTATTTAGCGCCCAATTTAAACCATCTTTTATATTACCTATGTGTATAAAATTATTTAAATTTTTATAACTATCTACACCATCATTTGTTAATACAAATCGGCCTTGTTGAATACCATCAATAACTCTATTTGGACTTTTAACTTGTACTAAGGGCATATCTTGTGGTAAAGGTAATAAAACAATATCACTTTCTCTAACTATTTGCCCCTGTATATCATAACTCCAACTGTACATAATTAACTTTTTTTGTTCTCTTAAATGTGATAATCTTTTTGAAGCTCTATCTGGTTTATTTGTAACAGCGTGTACAGTAAAATTGTTTGTCACAGTTTTAATTTCATTAAATACTTTATCCCAATCAAATAGAGAAAAACTTTTACGGCCACCATACCAAGAAAATCTAATATGTTCACCTGGCATAAAACTAGGTTCTTCTTGTTCTCTTTCTGTAGGGTCAGGTATTATATAAGCAGTTTTACCTGTGTATTCTTTTATCTTTGTTTGTAAAAGTTCACACGTTGTTGTAACTAAATTGGCAGTTTTACAGGCATAATTATATAAGTCGGGGTCTTTATTCCATTTGTCATCACAAATATCAAATATAAATTTAATATTATTATTTTTTAAATAATTAATATCTTCTATATGTACATTTTTAGCTAATACAATTAATTCACCAGATTTTGCATCAGAAACTTTTGTTATGAATCCATCTTCTTTTCTCATCCCTTTTAAAGGAACGGTTGCTCTAAATCTAACAGACGCTCTTCTTGTTACACCTTTTGGTACATAAAACTTAATCATAATTTAAATCTCAATGGTTTTTGATCTCCTTGTAATCTTTCAATCGTTGAATAAGCAAAACCACTTAACATTTCTTCGCTTGTAAATTGACATAATGCAAGATAGTAAAAGTGATTTTTAATTTCGTTTGATTTAGGATATTTTGGATTATCAATTTTTGTTATATCAGTATTTGATAATATAGTACCAGCATTTGGTCCTAAAACAGTAGCTGGAAAACCAACTTGTATAGCTTCTAATGATGCAATACTATTAAATGTAATTATAGAATCATAAGTACCGTTTTTTAATTGATCTTGTAAAGTAAAGCCTATTCTTTCACCTCTGGATTTCTTTTCTCTTACAACTATATTTTTTTTAGTATATTTTTTAAATTCTTTTAAATGGTCTTCTAACCATTTTTTGGCATCACCACCAAAATGATTAAAAACTTTTTGACTAGGCGGCACAACTAAAATAGTATTACCTCTCTCTCGTCTGTAATAATCTAAAGCTTCATATCTACCAAAAATTTTGGCAAATCTTTGATCTAAAATTTCTTCTGATTTTTTACCTATCGTTTCTTTTAATATATCAATACACCATTCTCTTGTTTGTGTATTTAAAGTTTGAACATTATTTTTTGCTATTCTGTGCCAAACTTTTGTTTGAAAATTGCCAAAATAACCTGTATCAATATAATAATAATCAATATTGTTTGCAATACATTTGTGTATATGTGGTGATTTACCTAAACCTCTAAACACACAAGGCGATCTATCTTTATCTAAATTTAAATTTTCATCTCTAACATATTCACCGTTTGGTGTGCCGTTTGCCATAGCCATAATATAAGGATCACTCCTATTTTTACCTTTTGCTTCTCTTTCATTGGCTTTTTCTGTATCCCAATCAACACATCTAATCATCATTTACATTCTCCAAAAACTTTTTAAAATATAATCCACTTTCTATATCTTGTAAAGTCCAATGACTTTCACCTAAACCCCATAAAAACTTATCTCTATTTAAATCTAAATTAGGATTTTCAATGTCTGATAATTGGCCAGCACTCATACTATATAGGTAACTAGATGGATGAGTTACAAATAAAGGCTTACCCTCAATAACAGCAGGTGCTCCTGCTGATGATGTAAATATAATAACGGCATAACTTCTTCTAATCTCTTGTATTAAATCTGGAAAATTGTTTCGTGGAGAGTGTACATCAAAATTCTTTATTGTTAATTTAGCCTCGTATAACCTTTTTATATCTTCTTGTGCTGATGGATAACCTATACCCTTATGTGTTCTTACAACAATAGGCCTATCAGTATATTTTCTTAATTCAGTTGCCGTTTCTATTGCCCAATGAGCAGCATTTACACCGTGGCCTGAATATCCACCACTACCTCTATTGCAACAAATGTAAATCTTATCACCTTTTTTATCATAATCTTTTAGTTGTATGCCACATTTATCTCTCATAGCATCCCATTTATATGATTTAGGATTTTTATTAAAGTATTTTGCTTTGTTAGGAAAAACATTACTATAAGCTATTCTTACATATGATCTTATAGGGTCGTGTTTTTCTTTTTCATAAGAAACTAAAACATTACTATCATAATAAAATATTTTACCTGTAGGTTCATATCTATCTATTAAATCTTTTCTTAATTTTAAACCTGGTTTATCTTTATTATTTTGTCTTTGATAATTAAAACACATCACATATTGTCCATTATCAATAGTATAGTTTTCATTAATTCTAGCTCGATAATTTTTATGACTAACTATATTTACACCATTGGCAAAAGCCAACATTAAATCTCTTTTGTAACCGTGATTGGTTGTTGTTTTTGTGTAAACATCAATATAATTCATTACATATCAATCTTTGTAGTTTCTTTAAATGTATCAAACCATTCTTCATTATAATGGCAATCTTTATAATTTTTAAAATAAGGACCACCTTCCGTATAGTGTACCAATTTAGCGTGAGGATTATATTGATATTCTCCAACTAAATGATTCCATTCTACATCTATATGGCCAATTAAGTCTTCACTTTCTAACCATTTAAATTGATGAAGTTCTAAACCACTAGCACTATTTACATAGTCTGGTGTTAATGTTTTACATAAAGCATTATTAAAAATCATCATACTTGACCAGTTCTTTTTAGGATAAACTGTTTGTGGTTGATTCATAAACTTAATGGTACTATTAGGTGTATAGTCGTGTTGTACACATTGTACGGCATACTTTGTAGTTCTTTGTCGCCATAATAAAGATATATCAGCACGAGCTAACATATCACAATCCATAAAGATAGCGTGACCAGAATAATTGCAAAGATAAGGTACCAAAAATCTACTAAAGGCAAAGTCTGTAGATTGTATTGGTAATCTTTCTCTTACAAATACATCTTTAATATTTTTTAATCGAATAGGTGTAATAGCTATAGGTTGTGTTGAGTGTTTAAGCAAACTATGGCTTAATACACTAAATGCCACCTTTTCATTATCATCATATCCTATAAAAACTCTAATCATTATTGTAACCTGTTATACCAAAAGTTTCATCACTTGCTGTAAATGTTAAATCTTCATTAACTCTATGACCTTGACTTTCTCTTTCAATATCATTATGGTCAAATTCTGCCCAATACAATTCAAAAGCAACACCGTCTTCTAATCCTATAAATTCGTGGAACAAACCAGGTTTAACTCTTGTAAAGTCACCAGCGTTTAATATTGTTTCATCAATTAAGCCTTCTTGTTTGCCTTGTTGCCATACTCTAACCATCATTTTACCAGACTCTACAAAGAAACCGTTCCATTTGTATTTGTGTCTGTGTTTAGAACAAGCAATATCTTTTTTAAATTCTATTCTATGAAATTCTAAAACACCATTAGCGTGTACTAATTCTGTTTTTCCCCATATTTTACCTGCTTTCATTTTAACATCACTCCTGTGTCTTTTCGTTTTTTACCTTTTAAGTGGTCAGCATACTCGCTCATAGGAGTATCTGGCCAAGGATTACCAACCTTTTTAACGATTGGTGCTAAATTATATTGTGGTTCACCTACTAACCATTTTTTTCTAACACAATCCCAAACATAACTATCGTGCCATTCTTTTTCTTGGAACAATAAGTCTTTAGTATAGTGTTCTCTTAATTTATATATAAACCTTTTTGTAGCAGACTTTGTAAGATTATAACCTACAAAACCACATTCACTATAATAAGTAGGCCTATCTATAAAAGATATACAATAATCTTGTGGTAGAAACTTGTTTATGACTTCTTGTTCGGTAATTCTTTTTTTAAATACTGTATCAGCGTCAACCCAAAACACATAATCATAATCACAATCAAGCATTAAATGAGTTTTGGCAAATACCTTATAACTAAATCTTATGGCATCCATTTTATAATTAGCACCCTCAACTATTTTACTAGGATCATTGTAGTCAACACTACCTACATTTCTGGATAGGTTTCTATGAATAAAGGCATTTAATTCTGGATTGGTTTCAAATATATTTCTATAAATGATATTACTTCTCATAGGGTCAATTTCAGGAATCCAACCCTCGTGGTAAATGTAACAATCAAACGGCCAATTATATGTACTCATAAATCTATGAGCATAATATCTATAAAGTTTTTCGTTAAATGTCGTTACTAATGCTATCTTCATAACCTGCCCTCATTATATAATAACTATCTATAATATCAGTTATTGGATTGTTTAATTTTTCAGAATCAAATACTTTCATTAAATCAGTACCTTGTGTTTTTTTAAATACTTCGTACATCATTTCTTTATCGGCATTTCCTTTACCTGTAGCAAATTTTTTAATAACACTTGGTACAATTGTTTTACATTTATATCTTTTTTGCAATCTGTATTTGAGAATACCACCGTTTTCAGCAATTTGAAATATGGCCTGACCTTTTGAACCGTAGGAATATCCTTCGATAAAAATATGTTTGTCTGTTTGTTTTTTGTGTAAAGTATCGAGTATGTGTAATACCCAATCAGATAAGTTTTTAAATCTTTCAATAGGACCATTATATTCTTTATGTTCATAACCAATAATATTTTCTAACATTTTGCCTATGTATTTCTTTTTACTTGTTAGATAGTAAAAAGTACAATCACTAAAAGATGTACCACCATTAGTAGATACACACACAGCAGGACTATTTAAACTATAATCAATTCCAACTATCGTCTTCGGCTTCTGGTTGTTCGTTTGACCAAACTTCTTCATCTTCTAGTTCCTCTACTTCGTGTCCACAGAAAGGGCAAGTTAAAGGTTCTAAATCCTGAATATCTATGTCCCATTCTATATTATATTTAGTGTCGCAACTGGAACAAGTTTTTTGTCGTTTCTCTATCATTATAGTTTAAAAGATTTGAATTGGTCTTTTTTTACGTCTTGTTTAATACCACCAATAACATAACTTTCAATTTCTGTTTCTTGTGGTGCGTTTTGAGTTGATCTGCTATTTAACCAATGGTCAACCCAAGGTAATGGATTTGTTTTTTGGTCATAAGTAGGTGTTAATTGAATAGCTTTCATTCTTCTATTGGCCATATACTCCACAAATTGATGTAATAGTTTTTCTGATAAACCTATCATAGAACCTTGTGAGAATAGATAAGTTGCCCAACGTTTCTCCTCTTGTACTGCTTCATCATACATAGTATAAACTTCTTTTTCACAATCTTTCATTACTTTTAACATCTCTTTATCATTTTCATAGTCTTTCCAGTTATTAATAATTCTTTGTGACATCGCCAAGTGTTGACTTTCATCTCTAGCAATAAAAGATATAATCTTTGCTGAACCTTCTAATTTCTTTAATTCACCAAATGCAAATGAACACGCAAACGATACATAAAATCTTAAGCCTTCAAGTATATTTACTGTCACCATAGCAAGATATAATTTCTTTTTTAATTCATACATATCAATTTTATCTGGTGTAAGTGTCCATTGATATCCCATAGCAATTAAATCATCATAGGTTTTTGTAACACTAGCAGCTCTTTTCTCAATCTTTTCATCTTGTATAATTGTATCAAAGACTTCACTAGGATTTGAATATAAGTTTTTAATAATATAAGTGTATGAACGACTATGTATTGTTTCAATAAAATCCCAAGTAACAATACAGCCTTCTAATTCTGGTAAAGAACAAAAGGGTAAGAAAGCCAAACAAGGACCACGACCTTGTACACTATCTAACATTGTTTGATATTTTAAATTAGATGTAAAGATAAACTTTTGTTCATCTCTTAATTCAAGGTAATCGTTTCTGTCTTTTTGTAACGATACTTCTTCAGGCCTCCAAAAGTAACCTAATTGTTGTTGGTTCAACTTATCAAAGATAGGATACTTCATATTATCATATCTTTGTACTGCTAAATCTGGACCAAAAAACATTAACTGTTTTGTGGCATCCAAATTCTTATCTTTGTTGAACACACTTTTTGCCATTACTTTATATACTCCTTGTTTAGTCTTATTGGTTTTAGTCCTGTTTCTCTATTTAAAAATTTATAATCCATTCTAACTACATCAAAATCTTTTTTTAACTTATCTGCTATCAGATAAGGATTAAATTCAGCACAACTATAAACATCAAGTTGCATCATAGCTGGTACAGGTTCATCCCATACGTGCATCGCTATATGACTTGTTTCTATAACTGCTACACCTGTAATACCTCTATTACCTGGTGTTTCACTATACGCCACATATGGCCCCAACATTATTTTCATATTAATTGAGGCAATAAAATCTTTTAACCATTCTGTTAACTTGTCCACTTCTTTTGGTGGGTTATTAACTTCAGCACGAATGATAAGGTGCTTGTGTATTAGTAAGCTATTTTTCATCTTTTACTCCGTAGAAAAACTCCGTTTCATCTCCAAAGGTTTGTTTTACCTTATCTTCTACGGAATACTCAATAGAA